ATCTACAAACTTTGGCAATATAGGGACTGGAGTCCAATCTAAGTTTAGATAAGACAAGTCTCCATCTACTGCAATTTCGTTTTTATATTTGGCTATTGATTGCTCTCCTCTTGCGTATAAACGCAGTCTGTGAAAGTCTCTCCATTGATTGTAGTATCTACACTGGTTTCCATCTTTCTTAAACCATTCATATTGAATAGCCTGTCCTATCTGTAAACCAAATTCGTCAGTTGCTTTTTCTGCATCAGAAACGAATTGACTTGGAAAGCCTGTAGATGCAATGTCTATTGTAACATCCTTCATCTATCTTATTAATTCACTTAAAGTTCCCTTATTTGTATACCTTGCAAAGTTAAGGTTTATTTTTGATTGTTTTTTCTCGACCTGATACATATGTCTTTGTGTAGCCATAATCGCTAACCCAGAACTAATACTAGCATCAAACTTCGTTCTGTTGCTTATATCAAACTTTGCCCAGTCCTCTAAAGTCCTGGTAAACAACATATTTCCCATATCTCCGGACTCTCTAAACTGTCCATCAAAATCTATTCCTACATTTTTTTCTATGTAAGATTCAATTGCAGCAGCGTGAGACTGCTTTACATCCTCAGAACTATTAGGTATACCCCCTAGCTCTTTCTCTGTTTTTGACAACTTCGATATATGTTTATCTGGTCTGTTCATTGAAAAACCTCTATATCCCCTGTTCTTAAAATGATACAGTAGTCTAGGTTTATTATTCTCTACCAGTATAGGCATACCATAAAATACACACGCCATCAAAACTTCTTCAAAAAATATCTCAGCAGTCTGTGGTCTAGCCACATACTCTAAGAAAAACTCATTAGCAGGAGCTTCCTCCATACTAAACTTTGTCATTCCATGTAATGCTCCATTAGAACCTCCACCACCTACAGTTCCAGATATGTCGTATGAGTCACATCCAAATGCTCCTATATGGTCGTTGCCTGGAAACTTAATACCTCTCCTGTCAATAACATTATTCTGCAACCCTTTCGATGGTGTCCAACTAATTAAAAACCTACCTCTCTTGTCAGGGCTAAAAGCCACCTTAGTATCTTTGATACCATTCTGCCAATAAAAGTTTCCTCTTGTTAAGTGATGCTCTAGTATTAAAGAGTCGTTGTAGTCTATCTGCTGGTATATCTTTGTAAGATTAAAAAGAGAAGATTTACTCTCATCTCTAAATGCGTGTGACTCTGTTCTTGGAAACTGTCTGTAAAATTCGTTCAGTGCATCTGCATCTGATTTTAATGAATCTACTTCAGCTTGCCAGTAATCTATAGCTCCATTGGTAATCCACTCTCCATCAACACCTTTGCATTTTTCTTTGGGAGCTCTAAGAACAGGCTGACCATATATATCTATAAAACCCTCCATGTTCATTTCCATAGGTATAAACAAACTATACATACCGCTTTTAGTTTGTCCGTTGGCGTTTCTTGTACTTACATCAGAATCTTCATAAAGCTTTTTAAAATTACTGCCACCCTTGTCTAATGCATTTGAGGTAGAGCCCATTAAGCACTTGCCTATTATCTTACTACCCAGCCTCAAACAGGTTTTAGTAACCCTCCAGTTGTTAAGTATATTGTTCGGTTTAATCCACTTGCCGCTCTCATCATGAACTAAGAGCATAAGCTTTTCTCCATCATAAGAGTTGTCGTCTGTATTCTTCCAGTCAATAGTGGTGTCAAGTCCCGTAAGCTCATCATCAACACTATCGTACATATTTTTCTTTGTAATCTTAGAGGCGGGTATCCTAAAGGCGAGTTCAGTTTTTGGTTTATCCATACCATCTTGTATCGGCTTGAAAAAGAATGGAAGTCTGTTAGATATAGGAACTACTTTATCGGTAAACATTTTTTTAGAATCCGCTCCCGTCTTTGATAGTATTCCTACCCTAGAGTCTTTTGCCAGTGTCCCTGCGTTCACACACTCTGAAGAACCCATAAATGAAAACCCTGAGCGTCTAATTTTTAGGTATATCATTCCAAAAGCTCGCTTATCAGCTTTACACGCTTCCCAAAAAATATAAAATATTCTGTTAGCCTCTCTATAATCTGGATACCCCACATCAATTGCTGACCATTGCAAGTACATATAATGTGAGCCAGTAATATAAGTTGGCTTACCATTATTCATAAACCAATGACCCTCCTCTCTACTGTCAAACTCAGACTCAATATAATCTACCCACTTTGATTTGAATGCAGTTGGCATTTCATTCCACTGAAATATAGAGTATATCCTAGATAGTTCTTTAGGAAGTTCTTGTCTTTCCCAATACTGTTCTGATTTAGTTTTAGACCTTGAGAAACAATTTTTAGGAGCTACAGGCAAGCCTATTTTTAGCCCTGATATTTCTACAACATCTCCGAGCGCACCATTTCTAGAAATACAAACAAAGTCATACTTATCATTGTATCCATACTCCCAGGTCTTAGCTCTGTTTTTATTAGCCAACACACCTTTAGGTATGTATCCATCTAAAACTTTATAGATACTACTTTGAGCGTCTTTCTGCGAATCCTTGTTTTGTTTCAACTTTAGCGTCTGTGTTATTTGATAAGTTTATATTCTCCTGCTCCTGGTCTATTTTGTTTAATATATCAAAAGCGTCAAATACAGCTAACTTTTTTGTTGCTGCTGCATTTTTCAATCTGTCTGCCGCCAGTTCATCTTCTGGGTCGTGCTTAATAATATCTTCTTTAGCAACTTTGATAAGCTGTTCAACAGCTTTTCTTCCTGCTTCAATTATTTTTTTCTTGAGTTCTTCTGATTTCATTTTGTTTTATTGCATTATCTAAATGAGCTTTCTCCCAGTGCATTCTATAATCATAACCACCAGTAAATGTTTTATCACACTGACTACATTTTATAGTGTGTTTCATAAAGACATTGTAATGTGGTGGTCATACATTCTATATAACTTTTGCCCATCTACATTAAACTCATATTCAGTATCTGGTCGAAACGTAACTAGGTCGCCTTCTTTTATGCCATGCTCCTGTAATGTTTTATTTATATATTTCATTTTACCCATGAGCGGCTCTTCGGCAAAAGGCTTGTGTATATAAGATTCAGTAACAGGAACTGGCTCTACAAAACAATACTTATCATGGCAATGCCATTTATTGTTTTTGTTATACATATAAAACTGATGATTGTCCACAAAAAACAAATCATCCATAAAAAAACTTTTACCGCTTTTTTGCCTTCCCTGCATATCATAATAATACTTAAATACATTATGATGCACTAAAAGAATATCTCCTGGTTCTATATTTCCCTCGTATCCTAAAGGAGTAGAAACTACAATAGCTTCTCTATTAGAAGCCATGTGGTTTTCCTCTGAGGTACTGGTTATAAAATCAACACCACCTATATCTTTTGAGTTGTTATATCTTTTACCCTTTGTGGGTTTTACTATAAAATAAAAAGGAGACCTCATTAAAAGTTTATATTATATTCTACAGAAATCGGCATATTTGAATTAAACTCTTTCCATAAAAATATTTCATCCGATTTTTGAATCCATATTTTTATTGAGCCTTTCTGCTCGTCTTCTTTTATTAAATGAATGCTGTGAGAACCTCCGAGTATTTCTTGTCCTACAATGTAGTGCATTGCGCTAGACTTATAGTCCGTGCCTATAGATATCTTTCTAATTTGCATTGTATTAAATTTATTAATACAAATATAACGATTATTTCCCTGGAAGTTTTACGCCTATCTTATCTGCCGTTCTAGCGCCAAAGTACCCACAAAGGACCCATGTGAGAAGAGAAGCTGTATCGGATGTTTCAAGACCCATATACCATCCTCCCACATACGCTCCGACTAATACAATTAAAGTTAATGGTCTTACATTACGAGCAAGCCAACTTTGACTTCCAGAGTCTGCAACCCAGCGTCTAGTTACGCCATCTATCTCTGCGCGCTCTAGTCTTAATTTTTCAAGAGCTATTCGCTTGTCACCTTCACTAAGTTCGTTGTTTCCACTGATAAGCTCTGATATAACATTACCTGGAAGTATAGCATCACCTACAATACCAAGTATCGAAGGTGCTTTCTCGATGAGAAACTTTCCTACGCCCGTTTCTTTAAATGGTTTTTTACCCTTACTCATATCACTCGATATGTAGTTTTACCATTTATTCGCTCTGCTCTAAGGCAGCGCTTTCTGTTTTCATCAGGATGTACATAGCTTACATGAATCCAGTCTGGATTTGTATCGTCACCAAACTCCCATATGAGCTGGTCAAAGCTTAAATTTTCTTTTATATATTGATACATCTCCGCATTTGTTTTATAGCCAAGTGTATCGTCTAGGTCAATAGCTCGACCTTCGCAATGCTGCGAGCGTGAACTTCCGCCGATAGCTCGGTTTAATTCTTTACATCTGTAAAAACTGTTGATTCTTATAGGTCCACCTACAAATTTCCTAAGAGGCTCGAAAACATTATAAGCGACACCAACCATATTAGTAAAAGCATAATCACTTGGTTTATTGTCTATCCCTAATCGGGAAGCAGTGTTAGATTTAGTTCCTTCTCTGTAAGATATATGTTCACTTATTCTTTCCATACATTAAGTACCATTTGTGGACTGTGTATCCAATTGATACTAAAAGTAATAAAATTTTTAGTATTACGTCTATCTGAGTCATAGATACTCCTAAAACTATACTATTTATACCCAATATCTTTATATCGTTTAAGTTCATTTTTTTTACCAACCCCTGTCGGTCAAGTTATATAAGTTAATAATAGTTTTTGCTAGTTTCCAATCTTTCTTTTCAACTGCTGCTTTATAATGAACCAATAAATAAACAGATAAATTATCTAGTATGTCTTGTCTTTCTGACCTTTTCATTATTAATGCGTATAAGTACCGCTACCAGTATAAGTTAATATTGTGTATACTCCATCTGTAGTGACTGTTGGTGAGCCTGTAGTTGTTCCTGAATATAAGAATGTATATATTCTTAATATTGCTACTCCAGAAGCTCCGTTTCCTCCACCAAAAGGAGCACCAGTTCCGCTTCTACGACCCTGACCGCCGCCGCCGCCGCCAGTATTTGCAGTCGCATCAGTTCCACTAATATTTGTAGCTCCACCATTACCGCCGCCGCCGTTACCGCCAACGCCTGTACCTGCACCTTGACCGCCGCCACCGCCGCCGCCGTAATAAGTAGCAGTTCCCGTAATGCTTGTTTCTAGTCCATCACCTCCAGTTGGCAATGAATTAGTGCCTCCTGCTTCCTGTGTTCCGCCGCCACCAGTACCAATGTTATTACCACTTGTTTGATTACCACCATTAAAGCCTTGACCTGTTGTTCCGCTACCGCCAGTTCGAGTACTTCCTCCAGCTGTACCACCTCCGCATCCACCAGAGCCTCCTGTTGATTGAGTACGAGTAGTTCCAAAACCACCGCCTATCGAAGTAAGTGTTGTAATGTCTGAGCCTGAAATAACTGAATTGTTACCAGCATCTCCATTGTCATCTGAGTTATTTGCTCCACCAACACCTCCACCTCCTATAGTTATTGTGTAAGTTGTTCCGCTAGAAAAACTCAAAGTAGATAATGGAGATATATCTGCATCCCTATTAGATGTATAAGATGTTAATGCTCCTCCAGCACCGCCC